CCCCCTCCCTTTCTGAGGTGATGCGATGATAACATGGCAAGATTTAGAGAGTTTCATCCCGCAAACTCTGAAAAACGCGCTTCTGACCGATCCAGAAACGCAAGCGCCCGACGATAAAGCGATTCGAGATCTGTTAGACGAAATTAACGCTATGGTTGGTGACAACACAGGCCCAATTGTGGAGCTTTTTGCGAAGTACTTCGCGCTTCAGCGTCTTCACGAGCGATTCGGTTATCTTGAACAGGCGAAATACTATGCAGAGCGCGCCGATCAGTTTTACAGGATGATGAAAAACACAGCGTTGATTCAGAACTACAGCCGTCCTGTTGTGCGCTCAGACCCGCGCGCAATAACAGACGAGGAGCTGGAAAGATGGTAATTCGCGCTATCTTCGAAGGTGAGACGCTGAAAAACAAAATTGAAAAGCTCAAAGATCTTTCGAACCCGCTAAAAAAGATAGCGATTCATCTTCAAAGCGAGTCGCAAAAGACTTTCGAACGCAACACGGGGCGTGTGACGGCGTGGCCAGACTTGAGCGAGAAGACTAAGAAACGCAAGATAAGAGCCAAAGGGACCGCGTACCCGATTTTGGTGTTTCACGGTCGCTTGAGAGCGAGTATAACTCACGAAGTTAGTGAAAATACCGCAGAAGTCTACACGGGTGTGCATTACGGACCTTACCACCAATATGGCACGAGTCGAATTCCGACGCGCCCGTTTCTCGAAATCGATGAAAGCACAGATGTTCCGTTTGCAATTCAACAGATTTTAGAACACCTAAGGAGTTGAGATTGTGACTGTTGAGATGCTCAAGGCTTTTCAGAAAAAGTTCTACGAAATCACACGCATACCGCTTAGCTTAGCGGAGCCGAATTGGAGCGCCGTGCAATCTTTCCCGTGCGCTTTTTTAGACGTCACAAACGACGCATACGAAAAGGCTTTGGCGCAAGCGAAGGTGAGACGCGCCACGCTAAGTATCTTTGTCGTTCACAGAGTGTTAGAGCAAGCAAAGAACACGGCTATGCTGGAACTTCTGGCAAAGAAAGACGCTCTTGAAGAGTTTTTCAAGATAGGAGAACGCGTCTTTGTCGACAACGTCATGTTCCAAATTAGGGAGTTTTCACTCAGTTTGCGCACGTTAAATGAGGAAAACAACTTTGTTGTGCTGGGGATCGCGATACGTCTCGAACTGAATTACTACGTGGAGGTGAATTGAAATGCCATACGTGGATCATCAGCACGTGAACGCTTTTGGAGGCTTGTACACGAGCGCGAGTTTTGCCGACGAATTCCAAGCGAAGACTTACAAAGGTTTGCCACACTATACAGTTGTGGCGGGGCGAAAAAAGTTAGCTACCGCTTCGATCGCTGGTATCCTTGATTCGACGACGACAATCACGAACGCTATCACGCACTCGGCGATGACAAGCGTGACCGTTGGTGGCGCAGGAAAAGCGGTCGAAGGAGTTTTGACGTCTCTAACTTTGTCAGGTAAGAAAGCGGATGTGATAAACTTCTCGCTTGAGGTCAAAGGCAAGACCGCAACACCACCAAGTTCAACACCAGCTCCTGGCACGCTCGCGATGCTCGAGGATGCAACAATCACAGTCGGGTCGAACCAACTTAGCGTGCTTGAATTCAATTTGAACGCGAGCTGGGATGTTGAATTCATCTGGGGCGCGGACGTTTACCCAACCGTGGCGGACACGATTTTCAAATCTTTTGATGGCACACTGAGCGTGAAACTGAACGCGACTCCGGGCCTCTCCAACACGCTTTCGGAGGTGTCCTTCTCAATCTCCATCGCTCTTGGCGCAAATAAAACATTGTCAATCACGGGTGAAGCGTATGAGACAACGCAAACAGCTGAAGACACGCCAGACGAGTTCTACGCAACGACAAGAGAGTTTACAATCTCCGAATTGACGATTCAAACCATGACAGAATGAAGGTGACAGCATGCAGACCGCGACGATAGAAATTCCTTTTGTGCAAGCAGGGAAGATCCACAAACTTTCATTGAAGTTGAGAGCTCTCAAAACGGGAGAATTCATTGAGTTTGCGACGCGACATCCCATCGCGTTCGGTTGGCTCTCTGGTTTGGGCTCTAACTTGATTCAAAAAACCCTGAAGGACGGCAAAGAGATTGTAGACGAAAGCGAAGTTGAAGCCGTTTTTGAACTCGTCAAGTCCACAATTGTTGAATTCACGATTGATTCGGAACCGCAGGACCTAAGTAAGTTCGACATGCTACCAAGCGTCGCCCAAGTTGCCATTATTGCGCAATTCAAGTTGTTCAATTTTGTCGCACAAGGCGATATTGATTTTTTCGAAGAAATCCTGTCCTATTCCGTGCAATCTCTAATCTCGTCAGAACCTCGAGTTATTTGAACGCAGATAGCGATCTCAAAACCGTTTTGCTCCTCCTCACGCTGGGAGGCGAAATAGATGGCAGATGACAAAGTTAGAATCCTCATCGAGGCTGAAGATAAAGCGTCCTCGGCTTTGAAAGAAGTCGCCAATAACGCCGAGCGAACCGCCGAAGCTGTGACCGCCGCGGGAAGGAAAAGCGCGCGGGGGCTCGGATGGGACGAACTAAGAAATGACTTAAACAAGGTGTCAAACACCTTCTTGGGCTTAGGCGCTGCGGCGACAGGGATTGCGGGAGTCGTCACGGCGATAGGCTTGGACCTCAACAAAGCGATCGCGGAAGCTGGTACGGTCGCAGGCTTCACGGCTGATAAATTCAAGGATCTTGAGATGGTCGCGCGCGATATTAGCAAGAGCCTGCCGTTGAGTGCTACCGAAGTGGCGCAAGGCATGGCGGTTCTCGCGTCTGAAGGCGTGAAGGGCGTTGACGTGATCAAGATGATCCCCTCGATCGCAGAGCTCGCGGCTGGCACAATGAAAAATGTTGGCGACGTCGCTAATTACGTTTCCAACACGATGTCGCGTTTCGGCTTGAGCGTCGAAGAAACACAGAAAGTTGTTGATGTATTCGCATATGTTTCGAATGAACTTGGCGTGAACATAGACAAGTTAGGCACGGGTCTTTTGGCAGTTGGAACAATGGCGAAAGAAGCGGGATTGAGTTTCGAAGAAACTGCGGCGGCGTTAGCATTGTTGAACCAAGCGGGAATAGAGTCAAGCCAAGCGGCGATGAGCCTGCGAATGATCATTGGCGGGTTAGTGACGCCAAGCAAGGTCGCAGCGGAATCCATTAAAGCTCTTGGCTTGTCACTCGAACAGTTAGACCCAACAAAACATACTTTGGGTGAAATAGTCACGGCCTTGGCGAACGCAAATGCGTCGTTTCAGGATCTCGCTTACATTGTTGGAGACCGCGCCGCAGCGGCTCTGAAAGTACTCATAGACAACGCATCCCGCGTGGACGAACTCACGACGAGTTTTCAAAACGCTTCAGGCGAAGCGAAAAAGCTTGCAGACGAGATGGCGAAAACTCCGTATGCTCAATATCAAATGGCGCTTACCTCCCTTAAAGAGATGGCGTATTCGATCTTTCCCGCAGTATTTGAAGCGCTAAAAACTGTTTTGAAACCGCTTCAGGATCTTGTGAACTGGTTTAATTCGCTACCTGAAGGAGTCCAAAACGCAATCGCGAAGTTGGTTGTTTTTGGTGGCGTTGGGTTAACCGCAGCTGGCGCAATTGGCAAACTCGTTGTCGGGGTTAGCGATGCGATAGAGATCTTCAAAAAGTTCATCGTGCTCGACGTGCCTGTGATTCTGTCCAAGATCGCTTCGGGCTTTTCGGTGCTCCCTGACCTTGCCGTGAAAGCGGCGCACGCTATTCAAACAGCTTTTGCTGCGGTTGGCGCAACGATTGCGACCGTTGCGGGAGTCGTGGGACTGTTGATTTTTGACCTTTACAAAGCGATCGAGCTTGTGAAAATACTCGTGGACCTATTCAAAATAAAGAAAGAGACAAAGCGCATAGAAACTGAGACTCGTATGGCAGAGACGGCGAATGAAGTTTTGCGCTATCTCACAACAACTGCGCCAGCTGAGATTGATAGACTCCGTCTCATGGCGCAAGAGCTTGTGGCGTATGGAAGAGCGAGAACGATTCCAGAAGCGATAACGCAGATAGCGGCAACGGGGGCAGGAGCTTTAGCGATCCCGAGGGAAATACGAGAACGTGCGGAAAGAGTCGTGAGGGAATACAAGATCCGCGTGGACATCTCCGACTTCGACGCAGAATGGCGCAAGGCTGGCGAAAATTTGAAACGCTCGATCTTGACAGAAATATTTGAAGGAGCGCGGCCATGAGGCAATACGAGTATGAAATGAAGATCGAATCAACCGAGTTTGTTGGACGAATCACAACAACTGAGGACCTCGAAGTGGGTTCCCAGGTTTCGCTCACGCTTGGTAGCGTCACGATACAGGGAAAGATAATTCGAAAAAGATCCACGTGGTTCGGCGTCAAAGGCTCTGTGAAAGCGTTTCAGAATGTGTATGATTTTGTCTACACTAATCCTGTTTTTGAAGAGAAATTCTTCCGCTTTGCTCCGTTTGCGAACCTGCAAGCGCTCGCCAACGAATCGCTGATCACAATTGAAAACGTACCTGAAACAGAAGACCCATTCGTCGTGAACTTTTCTGGCACGGTGCGTGAATTCGTTCAGTACATCGCAGAATTGGCTGGCAGAAGCTGGTATATGGTAGACGCGAACACTGTTAGACTCTTCGAACTAACGCATCACACCATTTCAGTACCTGAATCGGCCCTCTTTGCGGAGTTAGAAACAGGATCGTTTAGCTACGAGATCTTCAACGGCTACAAGTACAAGTACAGCTACAAAACTTCGGTTCTCAAAGATCACGAGATTTACCTAACAGACAGAGACCGTTTGCGCGCGATCATCGGCAAACCATTCGAAGCAGGCGAAAACAAGTATGTGTCGATCTATCTCGAATACGCCGAATATCTGCCATACAGCGAAATAAATGAGGTCTACAGCGTTTCATCCTATTTGTCTGGCTTTGTTAGAGGAATAACAGAGGACACGACACCAGGACGCAAAGAATGGGGCTACAGCGCGGAAGATAACCGCGTAATAAACTTAAAATTCAGGCTCGTCTTGCCATACGATTCTGAATCTCCAGAACCCGCGCGCGTTGTGTTCGAGCAAGCGTGCCAGGTTCTTGGAATTGATCGCGCTTTTCGTCTGACTCCAGACTTTTCTGTGTCTCTCAATGTTAGCTACACGCTCACAGGCACGTACACCCACGGTAACGAACCTTACCTTGAAGTCGATGTGAGCCACGTGCCAGCACCTTTTAGACACAATTACGCGAGTTATATGCTCTTTTGGAACGGAGCTTTGACAAAGTTAACCTACACTAAGGAATTCAGAGGAGACGAAATAAATTCGATTCCGACCCTCGGACCGAGCGAGAACGGTATCGTGCAAGCTGTGCGGATAGGCTATGACGAACTGACAGAAGTCGCAGAAGCTGAAATTGAGGTGATCGGATGAGACAGTTAAAACGCGGAGTAGGAAAGAAACTGCGCGAGTCCCAAGCGACTGTGATTGTCTCGGGGCATATAGCTGGAATATACCAGATTCAGGGACTTTCGGGTTACTGGGCACAAATAGAGTTAGACGACGGCACAACGGCGACCGTCCCTGCGACGCGGTGGATGCGAAAAGGTATGCGTGTGGTCGCGCTGAGAAAAGGTTCTGAGGTGCTTTTAACATGATGAGACGCGATCCAATTGAACGCGTGATTGAAAGGTATCGAAATGAAATAGACATCATCCCTCTTGAACGATTCGTCACAGACGCGCAAGGAAGGCGCTGGGCAGAGGTTTCCTACAACGGCGAAAGTTGCTACCTACCCGCCACAAAAGATTATTCGCTCGGTCAAAGATTGTTGTTTGGACCAGGCATGAACGTTGTTCCTCTCGTCGAAAAACTTTTCTACAAAGGGACTCCGAACGTCATTGTTAGCCTCGAAGCGCCAGCTGTGTTGGAGATCCCGACGACTGAGATTCATGTGACAATGTTAGAACCGCGGGTTGTTATCCCTTACGCGATAAATGGCCTCATATGCGCCTTCCGTGGAGTGAAATATGGGCGGTTTTATGGGCTTTACTTTGGCGGAGACTATCTGGAAGCGTTCGACCTCATCGGCGCGTCGTTTTCGGCTGTGTCTATTAGTGCTGGCGAAAAGTACGTGTGCGTGCGTACTAATAAGGGTGTAAGTGTTTTTGAAATCGTTTACGACTCAGAGTACGGTCCATACTTGCAAAAAGTGTCATTCAACGCTTTGCACACGCTCCTTTTCGCGGAACCCGACATACCTCACATAGATATTGAAAACTCACAATCGTTTATGGTCGTGGCGAAGTACGACACGTTCACAGAAAACATGGTTGAAATGAAGATTTTTAGGTCTGATGGTTCGAGCGTGGCGGAAACGATCGCGACAGTGACGCTTATAAGGGGGCCAGTGGCGGGAATAGTTTCTGTATCAGGACCAGTGAAACAAGTTTGGATTGGTGAAACACTGATAAGCGACACTCGGTTACTTGCTTATGTTCCAGATGAG